CCTAAAACTGGCAAACGTAAGCTAGTTCAACAAACTAAACAAGCTGAACCCCCTACTGAGGTAACTACAGATGGCACTACTGACAAGGAAGAGAGTAATTCTAATTGAGGCTGAAAGCAGCTACGGATCAGATCCAACCCCATCAGCAACAGATGTTGTTCTTGTAAGAGATCTGTCAATCACACCACAATCTAGTGACGTAGTAAACAGGGATGTTGTTAGACCTTATTTAGGTGCATCTCAACAGCTATTAGCAAACACCAGAGTTGAGTGTACGTTTAGCGTAGAACTTGCTGGGTCTGGAACAGCCGGAACTGCTCCTAGATATGGAAGTGCGCTTAAAGCGTGTGGTTTTAGTGAAACTGTAGCTTCTGGAACTTCTGTAACTTATGCGCCTATCTCAGCTAGTTTTTCATCTGTTACTATTCACTACAACGTAGATGGTGTAAGACACGTTGTTAATGGTTGTCGAGGAACTTTTGTTATTAACGCTGCTGTTGGAGAGATTCCTTCTATTGATTTTACTTTTACTGGAATTTATAATGCTCCTTCTGATGAAGCATTACCTACAGTTACATATGGGAATCAAGCTTCTCCATTAATATTCAAAAATGGAAATACAACAAACTTTCAGCTTTTATCATATGCTGGTGCATTAATGAACTTTTCAATGGATGTTGGCAACTCATTAGTGTACAGAGAACTTGTTGGCGGTACAAAAGAAGTTCTTTTAACAGATAGGGCTGCAAATGGTTCAGTAACAATAGAAGCACCTTTAACAGGTACTAAAGACTATTTTGCTGCTGCTTTAACTGATACAACTCTTGGAAACTTAACAGTTACTCATGGTACTGCTGCTGGTAATATTTGTAGATTTACCAGTACAAAGGTTGATATTGGTGACATAAGTTATGGTGAGGCTGATGGTGTAACTATGCTTGAAATTCCATATACACTTGTACCAAGTTCAGCTAATAATGAAATGGAGTTAGTCTTTACTTAGTAAGTATTGACTACTGAGGTAGAGTAAAGAAGTATATATATTGATTTATGGCATTTGTTAGAAAAAAGACTAAGGTTTATCCTTGGCCTGTTGAGATTAGAACTCCTAGTGAGACTAAAATAGGTGAGTTTGAAACTACGACTTTTACTGGTAAATTTATACGTTTATCACGATCAGAACTTGATGGCTTTGAATCAGCATCAGAATACGAAGCACTACAAAAAGTGCTAGTAGGTTGGAAAGATGTTAAAGAGGAAGATGGAACTCCTATAGAGTTTTCAGATAAGGTTTTAAAAGAATTTGCAGAAGATATAGATTTTGTTGCTGGTGTTTTAGATGCTTTTAAAAAATTCTACTCAAATGCACAAGTGGGAAACTAATTGATGCCACTAAATACTGGGCTTCGGGTGGCAAAGAAGTTATAGATGAAACACTTAAAGACGCTGCTGCGTTTGGTGTGAAAATCGAGGAGCAACCAGAGAAAGAACAAGACTTTGAAGTTTTTGATGAGAACTGGGATATTGTAATGATGTTTTTACGTTGTCAGACACAATGGGACACAAGCTTTGGAGGTGTAGTAGGATTAAAGTACGAGGTGTTATTACTTGATGGAGGACTGTTTGACCTCTATCATGTGAGTAACCGACAAGAAATGCTCGAAGGTTTACAACTAATGGAATCTGTGGCTATGCGTGAATTTAATAAGGAGAAGAAGTAGTGGCTAAAGCTATAGATAAAATTCAATTAGTTTTAGATTTAAAAGGTTTTTCGCAGATAAGTGGTCTTGGTAAAGATTTTGAAAAATTAAAATCAACAGTAAAGATAGCTGATAAAGACGTAGACGAATTTGTTAATACTTTAAGACAAGTTAGACAAGAAACTAAATTAAGTAAAAACGCTTTTCAAGGTCAAATTGATGCTTTAAAACGAACTAAAGATAATGTAGCTATTGGTTCTGCTGAATATAAAAAATTAAGTGCAGCTATAAGAGAAACAGAAAAAGACATGAAAAGATTGATTGCTACACAAGGCGGTGGTCGTTTTAGCGGTACATTTAATAAAATGAGTGTTGGGGCGCAAGCTGCTGGAGGTGCTGCTATAGGTGCTGCTGCCTCAAGATTTTTGCCTGCTGGAGCAGCTACAGGTGCGAGTATTGGTGCAATAGCTGGAGGCCCGGCTGGTGCGCTTGCTGGTGCTGCTATAGGAGGAGGTATTGATGCTATTGCTGGTGCAGCGCAATTTGGAGCAGAGTCAGCTACTTACGCAGCAAATATACAAAAGCTACAAATAGCATTAAAAGGTGTTACTAAAGATCAAGCTACTTTTGAAAAAGGTCTTGATGTCATTGCAAAAACATCTAAAAGATTAAATGTACCTATAGCTGCATCCACCAAACAATTTACTACTTTATCTGCATCTGTTCTTGGTGCTGGTGGGACTATTGAACAAGCAGAAGAGGTTTTTGTAGGAGTTTCAAATGCTATAAAAGCAACTGGTGGTAATGCAGACGATGTACAATCTGCTATTCGAGCCATGTCGCAGATTTTTGGTAAAGGTAAGGTATCTGCTGAAGAACTACAAGGTCAGTTAGGTGAAAGATTAGCTGGTGCTGTTGTCAAATTTGCAGAAGCAAATGGTAGTAGCTTGGCAAAACTACAAAAAGACTTAAGAGATGGAACTGTTGGTTTAGATCAAGTTATACAATTTGCTAAAAAATTAAACGAAGATTTTGCAGATACAGCAGATAAAGTTTCTAATTCATCTGCTGATGCAGGGCAAAGATTAAAGACAACAATGGATAGATTAAGACTTGCAGTAGGTACTATATTGCAACCTATTGGAGCAGAGTTTCAAAATGTATTTGGTGACATTGTTGAATTTATTACAAGTGCTATTGAAAAGTTTAATGAATTTATGGGTTTAGGTCTTGAAAATGCAGTCAAAAAACAAGAAAAAATACTAGCGAAAATGGAGCAGCAAATATTAAAGCAAAGAAATAAAAACGTACAAAAAAGATTATTTGAAGATTTTAAAATATCTGTAACAAAATACGCTGATTTGATGTCAGAGTTTGATGTTGCAGAAGATAAAGGAGAAGGCGGTGGTGGCTTACCGGGTTTAGAAGATACCACTAAGTCACCATTACAATCATTTGCTGATAGTGCATTTAAAGTTGCAGAGCAAGCAGAACAAGCATTTGTAAATGCTTTTAAGGGAATGGAAGATGCTTTAGTTAAGTTTGTAATGACAGGTAAATTAAATTTTAGTGACTTAGCAAGATCAATTATTGCTGATTTAACAAGGATGCTTGTAAGGTTTGCTATTGTACAACCTTTGTTTCATTCAATAACTGGTGGCAAATTTCTTGATAATGCAAATGGAAATGTTATAGATGCTGGTAATAGAATTACTGCCTATGCAAGAGGAGGCATAGTAAACAAACCAACCCTATTCCCAATGGCAAA